GGAGGAATAGTGACCATTTACTTAGAAGATCTCTTTAGGGGAGATCGTTATCGTTGTCCTAACTGTTCAAGCAACCGCTTGGACTGCATCTGTGATTGGGCTGATCTCATTAATGACCCAATCAATAAGTCCTACAATCCCGACTTCTGGAACGGCAACGCCGACCAGTAAGTCCTCTGTTCTGGGTTCTCTATGCAATTTGATACCCCAAGCATTGCCCCAGATCTTGGTCTGGGGTTTTTATTTGACTAACTTCCTACTGGTGAGTAAGGTTACTTTCCAGTAACACACTCTGAGGGGGTGGATTATGGCTTATGTAGTACAACGCGGTAAGCGGTTTACCGCCTATTATCGAGTCAACGGCAAACGGCTCTCTGCTGGCACATGGGATTCCTATGCTCAGGCTGAGGCTTCGGGTATGCGTGCTGAGGTTCTGGGCGTTAGCGAGCCTTCTGAGGCTGATTCCAGCCTATCTGATTACTTCGACAAGTGGATTCAAACGACTGATCTCATGCCGATCACTAAGAAGAACTACGCCATGACCTTTCGAACTTATGTTCGAGATCGCCTAGGCTCAAACCAAGTAACTTCCATCTCCACCCGTCAGATTCGAAAGTTACTTAATGACCTCAGACTAGAGGGAGTCAAGCCAGCCACTCTGGGTCAGGTCAAGGCGTGCCTAGGGTCAGCCTTCGCCTCTCTCGTGGAGAGTGAGGAGATCTTGGTCAACCCCACCCATGGCATCAAGGTCAAGGTCAACCAGCCAGATCTGCATAGTGTCCTTGAGCCTGCCGAGTTTAAGAAGATACTTTCATGTATGGCCACTGACGGCGCAAAGTTACTTGCCAAGATGCTCGTGCTCTCTGGGGCTCGCTTCGGTGAGGCTACGGAACTTCGGGTCAAGGACTTCGACTTCAACTCTGGGGAAGTCTTTATCCAGAGAAGAGTGAGCGAATTGGGCAAATCCTACAATTCAGGGGAGCGATTCAAGGTGATCGATGCCACCAAGTCAGGCAGAAAACGCTCTGTAACCCTCTCTAAAGCCCTAATACAAGAGATTCAGGACTATGTCCTTGCTAATTCGCTGCGGAAAGATGACCTGCTCTTCCCGATCTCGATAGTATTAACGGCAGGTAAACTAGAACCTTCACGCGAGCAGGATACTCTGGGGCAGTACGCCCTAGGGGGAAAACGCTTCAAGCATGGAACGCTCTACTCCTATACCCATGGGGGTTGCCGATGCCAAGCCTGTAGCCAGACGAGACGAGAGTATCGAAAGGCTAAGGGCAAGGCTGAGGGTAGGCAGACCATGACCTACGAAACAAGCCACTTACCGCGTGGAGTATGGAGAAATACATGGAACAAAGCAATAGCCAAATCAGGAATTGGCTGGACTCCTAGAACTCACGATCTCCGTCATGCCAACGCTACCCAGTTACTAAAAAATGGGGTAGATGTACATGAGGTCAAAGAGAGACTAGGTCACCAGTCAATTAAGACTACGGAGCGATACTTACACCGCCTCCGTCACCAGCAGTCAACGGCAGGAGAACTTGCTAATGACTTTATGGAGTGATGAAACTATGAAAGCAATATCAAAAATACGGGTGATGTTGGGAACTCTCTCAGTATCAGCAGTAATACTGGCGGTCATGCTAGGGCTCTCAGCCCCAGCCATAGCCCCTAGTAAGGCAGAAGCCCAGACGCTCATCTTGAAGCGGTTTCAGAATGCCACAGTCCTTCCACCGAAGGATTTGGTCACTCTGCTAAGCGCGGTCGGATTTAAGGGTCAATCCTTGAAGTATGCGTGGGCGGTAGCCATGAAAGAATCACATGGAAATGCGCTTGATTACAATGGAAATGTCCATACAGGAGATCACTCCTATGGCTTATTCCAGATCAATATGCTGGGTTCAATGGGCGCAGATAGACGAACCTACTTCGGTTTAGCGTACAACGCTCAACTGCTAAATCCTGTGACCAATGCCCAAATTGCTTATCACATGAGCAACGCAGGCAGAGATTGGAGTGCATGGCATGGAACCAATACTTCGGTAGTGCAGTACTGGCTAACGAAGTACCCATACAAAGCCACATCAAAGGTACACAAGTCAAAGGCAAAGCCTAAGAAAAAGCAATAGCAGGAGCACGAGAGCCCCTCGAAAGAGGGGCATCTCATAGAAATGGAGCATAAGATGCCAAGTACAGGCGATAACAATTATTACGAGTGGAAAAGACAACGTCAAGAGGTAGAGAGCAGAGTTAAAGGCTCATGGGTGCAAGACGAGTTGCCGTACCATGCAAAGCCACACCAGTATTCCAAAGAAGATTTCTATAGCCAAGTATCAAAAGCCAATAGCCTTACCAAGAGCGAGTTCGAAGAGTTATTCTGGAAGCATCTGGTCAAGATAGGCTGGCGAATTGATGACCAACACATCATGTTAATCTGCGATCGATGTGACCTACCGCTATATGCAGTAACTATCAAAACGATTAATCAGGCAGAAAATACAAAGGTTGCCTATCTAAAGAACCCAAAAAAACATTTAATAAAGCATGATCAAGAATGCCTCGAAGGGGAGAGCGATGCAGTGCAAGAATAAGAAAGTCTATGTAACACAAAGACAGGCGCAACGAGTACTAAGCCTTATGTGGAAGAGTGCAATATCGCAAGGGAAGCAAGGTCAACTACCTTGTCGCGCATACATCTGCAACGAGTGTAGAAAATGGCACCTCACTAGTAAGCCAGACTGGAGATTAACTGGAGTACCAAAGCAAGAAGCCCCACCACAAGGCAGGGCTTCCTAGTTTTTATTCTTTACTGATTGTCTTTGATCAACTTCACTTCACAGGCATCAGTAGTGCAGTAAGCCTCACCAATAGCATCAGAAGCCATACCAGCGTAAACTCCTGAGAAGTCGATAGGCATCAAAGTCATACGAGCCTCTTCATACTCAGCCTCAGTAATCTGGGTGTAAGGCATCTGTGGGTAGACATCACTCATCATAGGCAAGAACGAGACAGTCTTAAGTTGTCCGTCATACATATGCAAAGCCGTACCAATAGATGATGCCTCTGTTGCTGGGTCAAATGACACAGTCACAGATACAGAGTTATCTGACCAGTATCGCTGAGCAGTAGCAGCAAGTGCCATCTTCTCGTAGATACTGACATCTTTCTCACTTCTGCGTGCGCCACTTTTTACAGGGAAGAACACAACAGAAGTTGTATCAGGTGATTCATTCGCTGGCTCTACTCGATAGTTAGCCATCTTAAATAGAGGAAGCATAGGATCAGCATTAGCAAAGCGGATAGCGCGATTGAAGAAAGCACCACCAACAGTCCAATGAACTCCTGGGCTCTCTCCTGCAAGGATAGAGACAGTTCCACTTGGCTTCACTGTCGTCATCTTGATTGACTCACGAATGCCGAGCCACTCAGAGTAAGACTTATCGTAAGCCTTGATGACTTCATAGCCAGAGTCCATCCACTGACGAAGTACAGGCAAGCCCTTTGTATCTGCAAAGTTAGCAACACCAGAGACAGATGTACCGATACGGCGATTGCGCTGCATAATTGCGTTTGTTTCTTCCCAGTGAGTAGGGAGAAGAGTTACAGTCTTGGCATAAAGATATGCGAACTTAAGAGTGCGCTTGAAGTCATCGAGATCAGTGTGGCGATTCAAGTAAGTCTCAACCAGAGTACAGCACTCGTATGATTCAAGAGACTGCTCAGCACATGGGTTATACCCAGCGATGCGCCAATCCTTGTTGTTGATCGGATCAGCAAGTCGACCATACTGGCGAGAGACATCCATCCAGATAACTCCAGGCTCACCATTGCGAGAGATGCCCTCGATGATGCCATCAAGGTTCTGTCCAACAGATACCTCTACAGAGTTGTTAGACATCCAGCCATAAGCCATGCGGTCAGGGTTCTTCTCGTAGTTCTTAAGGTCAAGGAACTCTTGATCATCAAGTCGACCCATAAGAAGTTCTGCTGAACGGCGAACGTTGCCAGAGACTACGCAGACACCGATAAGGTTTCCAATGTCAGCGATATCACGGCGAGTAAGTAACTCTCCGCCACGGCCCGTGAACATAGAAGTTACATAGTCATGTAGTTTAATTAATGGGTCTGGCCCTGCTGCGGTTCCTCCAAAGATCTTGATTGGTTCTCCCGCTGGGCGGATGAGCGAGTAATCAAAGACTGGGCTCTTCGTATCTGGCTTAAGGTAGGAATTGATGAGGGTAGAGGTGCTTTCAACCCAACCTTCTCTGGTGTCTGGGATGATGTAGGTATCGCCTTTTTGCGGTGCATAGATCTTGAACTCCTTATCTGCTCCTTTGTCATCGAACCCAACGCCCACACCGAGCATTGATGCTTCCATGAGAAATGCGAATGGTTTGGCTGGGTCTGTCTTAGTCATAGAGCCTGTGGATACAAAGGCGCAGTTCTGTAGTGCTGCTGAGTTGCGTTGCTCGTTGACTAGTGGAGTACCCATAACCCACAAGCCACGTCCTGGAGGTGTCCACTTCAACTCAAAGAGGCGATCAAAAGCCTCCTTAGCCGATGCTGCAGCCTTGGCATCTGACCATGGCAAACGGTTTAACTTTGCGTGATCTTTCTGCAGGGAGTACATCCCGTTGATGACTCGTTCGCAGACATCAACCCACGTCTCCTTCGTACCATCTGCCTTGAGGCGCGAATAGGTACGGAGGTAAGTGATCTCACCTACCGAGTTGCCAGCCGCATCTTGATAACCAAATGGCGCCTTCTTTGCCTTGTATGAAGCGACAAAGTCGTCAGCCAATTTGAATGAAAATAATGACATTGATATACCCTATTTCTCTACTTGTTGAAATACCCCACTGATTTTGAGTTCCCTATTGTGAGGGAATGAAACCTATCACGCACCTGCTAAGAAGCAAGTTTGACAAGTGCTTGGACAAAAGGGTAAACGACTACCCAGTTTCATACCTGTTAATACGCTGTTATCAGATAGTACTATTCTTCGATAGACTGCTGAATAATCTTGGTAACAGATTCTTCCTTGAGCGTCTCTGGCAATTCTCGGAGGGCTTGAGCACGATCTCCGAAGATTGCGGAGAGCACACCACCCGATGATTGACGGCTTGCGGTTATCTGGATGAACTCTTTGTTCTGATCCATCTCATTGACATTGCCTACCAATTTAAGGAGGCGATCAATTTCTTGCGAGAGATTTGGATCTGCATATCCACCATTCATTTCCTCTGCAAAACGCATAAAAGCCACTCTTTGACCCTGCATTTCGATAACTGCGGTGAGTAATGCCTTGAGTTGATCTTTGGTTTTTATCTCGACTGGCAGGTTAAAGGCGCACTGATTCTGTGGTTTGAACGCTGGGCAGTTACTTGCAACGAAGCAGGTGTCGCACTGGCGAAGACTTGTCTGCTGGGTATGAACGACAGGAACATCTCGTAAGACATCCTTGCCATCGTCTCCAGTTTCAACGATCGTCTTGGTCTTGAATCCAAAAACTGGAAGATTCTGCATCTCTTCTGGTGCTCTTTCGACCACTTCTGTGCGCTCAACTTTCCGCACTTCAAGGTCACTGTTATCAGAAGGTGTACCCCCCAATTCCATCATTAACCCTGTATACAGGTCATCGCTGTTATCAGATACTACGTCCTTTTTACCCCCATCAATGATGTGGAAGTTAGGTGGTTTCTTCTCCATAGCGGACTCCATCTGTAGGTATGACCAGACTGCAACTCTAGTCGATTCAAGGGTACTATCTTTAACAAACTCAGAATAGTCTAGCCCAGCACGATCAACAATGTTCTTGTATCGGATGCGTGCTTGGTCTTTCATGCGCTTGGGGTAACGCTTAATCTGCTTGCCATCCCAGACGATCGTCTCGCCTCTGCGCATGGGCGATAACCACGACAATGTGCTGGCAGAGCCAAATGGTATCTGTCTAAGGTTATCTGGCTTGGCACATCCTAGGGCGTGGAAGGTAGTTCCTGTCTGGCGGGCAAGCCCACGAGTTACTCCTGAAAGGTTAGTGACTGCCTCAATCTCGGCGTTCGGGATAAGTATGTTGGGATAGCGGCCCGCAAGTTCTCGTAAGTTACTTATGCGGTAGGACTCATGCCAGACCACCCATAACTTTGGGTCATGCTCAAAGAAAGGGCGTTGAGCCTCAATCCATTCCCTACCTAGTACCTGAGAATCAAACTCGTGGAAGGCTAGGGCGCGGTCTGCGTTGTTGACCACGAACTCCTGATACTCAGCGGCAAGGTCTAGCAACTCCTTGCGTGATAGCCCAGCCTTATCTGCCTGTGCCGCCCCTGACTCGATGATGACCTGAGTCTCTGGGGTAAAGTGCTCACTGATCAGCCAGATCTTAGTCTTAGGCAACCCACGCTTACGAAGACCCCAGAAGTTGAGTCCCATTGACTCAACTTTCATACCTTCTAAGAGCGTGCGGTTAGAGCCTACCTCGGCTCCTGAGAATATGATCCTAGTCAGAGTATTCACCAATCTTGGTGTCTGGGCGTAGGCGATCAACGGAGCGTGCGATGTTGGCTCGGTTTACTGCCTCTTCGATCTCTGCCCATGTGCGGTACGGCTTTGGTGCATCGGGGCGAGCCTCTACCTTGGCGTAAGAAGGATGCGAGAAGAGCAGGGTAGTCACACGCTGCTGCTCAAAGACCCATGCACACATGGCAGGATCAGAATCTACATAGAGTTCTACAGGAGTCTGACTGCGACTCAACTTAAATTGGCGCTTCTTAAGTTCATCGCCTTCAATATGGACGGACTCAGTGACTAGATCGTCATAGCCAATAATTCCATGGCTAAAGAGCCACTGCTCTGCATCAGCCTTGGTGCGTGAGGTAATGAGGGCAACTCGGTTGCCGTTGTTCAGTGCATAGTAGAGAGCAACTCCTGAGCGAATTGGTTCTCCAGTATCCGAACTTAGTACCCCGTCTAGTGACAATATGATGTTCACGATTTATCCTTTTGCTCTGTATGTCGCCGCTCTACGAATGAGTGTCTGAGTATCTGGTAGTTCTACGCCGTAGTTCTCTTCGGCGTTTCCTTCTTTGTATGCCTGCAGGTAGTCATGCATCTGGCGCAGTGCTGGTACTGTGCCGTACTTCTTTCCTGCCTGCCAACGATAGTTGTAGAAGTCAGAGTAGCCTTCACCTGTCTGACTAAATGCAAACTTGCGTGCGTGGTGAATGTCTTCAAAGAGTGCAGATCCTTGTGAGAGTGATGCTTGCAATCTTGTCTCTGCGTTTCTGCGTGCTGCATCATTCTGTGCACCATGTAGATCTGCTAATGCTTTGGAGTAACGAGTAACAATCTCTGATGCGATGGAGCGATCGCGTTGAGCCATTGCTTCCCATACAGGCTTGTGTGGTGCGCTCTGTTGCTGTGGGTGCACAGTCCACTCGTTATGAGTGAGATCGTATGCAGCATATGGATTGATCGATGTAATATCTGTAGCACCAGGATTGACATAAAAAGTTACTTCAAACCCATTCCAGTTCTCTGTCTCTGGTTGTAGGTATGTGCGAAAATCTTCGTTGAGCATCTGGCTGATCTCGGTATCACCAAGACCTTGATACTCAGGATTAGCCTTGCGGAACTGGATGTAGTTGACACCGATCAATACATCAAGGTCACCAGGTTCACGAGCAGCAGACCACTGGTAAGAGACGCCAGATCCTGCGATCCATACATGAGCCCATAGGTCAGCATGGCGATACTTCTCATGTAAGAAGTCAAAGAGGAGTTGCATTAAACCAGAACGAACCCAGCCCTTGAGTTGATTGCCAGAGAATAGACGTGGGTCTAGATCTTGTTCAGGGTTAGAGAAGTACGAGGTCGCTTTGTTTTCCAGGCTGATAGGTTGCGCGTACCTATCAAGACCATCAGAGCGATTCATGTCCTAAGTCTATTAGTTTTGTGGGCTTTCTATGCCTCTATCGCTCAGTGCTTCTGCAACAGTTTCTGCCACAGTTGGCTCTGCTGGAGGGGTAAGGGCGTTTATAACGGCTTGAGCAACACGGTTTGCTAAAAGACGATTTTCGATCTCTGAGACCAACTCCTTGGAAGTTTGCAAGATGTCGTAAGGTGTTGCCTGACGAGAAACTCCCGCACCTGCTGCCGTTGCGGTGGTGCTGACTGTTCCGTCATCATTTATGGTTACTGTGTAAATTGCTTGTGCCATTTATTTTCCAATCAGTTTTTGTTTGCGTTGTGCTACACCTACGGCTACAGGACAAAAATCGCATAGATAAGTTTTTGGCCCTGGAGCATCAAGATAACTGCCCATACCTTCTGCTTTTCTTTCTTTTTGCGTTTTTGGAATAAGCAAGCGGTCTTTTGCGTGCCAATCTAAACATCCTTCTTTGGGCTTGTTATGCTTGTTGTAGCACTCCATAGCCCCTTCCATGAAGGTAGAGCGTGAGTCATAAAATGATTCATCAAACTCTGCAAGTCCTGCTGATCCTCCGCCTTTGATCTGCTTGATGATCTCTCGCTTT